GCGGCAGCGGTAAAATCGGGAATAGATAACGTTAAAAGAATAACATCCGTTAAATCACCAGAGATTAAAAAACCTAAATACGCAAGCGGGGTTATAGGGATTAGGGGCGTAGGTTCGGGAGAAAGCGACGATATACAGGCCAATATATCAGCAGGCGAGAGCGTTATAAACGCACGTTCAACATCTATGTTCGCCAATGAGCTAGCAGCAATAAACCAAGCGGGCGGGGGCGTTGGACTGAACGGGGCTTCAAACATTTTAAATCAAAACATGTTACAGGAAAAAGCAGACAACTCGCAATTGGTATCAGCCATTGCCGAAGCTGTTGCCATTGGTTCGGAGATTGGCACGAGCAAGGGCAGCCAAAAAGGAATAATTGGATTGAGCGATAACAGAAAGGTAATGTCAGATGCAAAGTTTTAAAAAGAAAATCAAATCAGTTTTAAAGAATGGAATTGACCCAGTATTGGAAGGTATCAATAATTTTAAAAATGAGAACAAAGCGGTAGAGGTTTTGACCAAAGAGAGGTTAAAGGAATGTTTAAAATGCCCCAACTTCATAGATGAACCAATTGATTTTTTAAAGGTTAAAGATAAACGGATTCCAGAACTTACCGATAAAATGTGTGGGGATTGTTTTTGCACATTGTCCTATAAATTAAGACAGTCAACTATAAAATGTAAACTATGGCAAGAGTGATAGACGTAATAAACGAGAATCTACCGGTTATAAACTTGCTATTGAAGTTAGGAAGAGTTCCCCTATCACTCATGCAGGATTATGAAATTTACTCCATGTATTTAAACACGGTTGAAGAGCCTAGAAAAATGGTCAGGTATGAGCGAGTTGCTAAGTATTATAAGGTTTCTGTAAACACCGTCAGAAAAGCAGTTAGGGAAATGGAGAAGACAGCATAAGCACATTTAAACATAAATTATTCAACCACTTGTTAACGCAGGTGGTTTTTTTGTTTATAAAACTTAACAACGGTAATTTATTACATAACAACGATTAAACGTAGTTTTATAAAAAATTACCTTAAATGCACGAGATTAAAATATACGGTGAGATTATTCCGTTTGAAGATGACTTCGGAAGCGGTTATACTAACCTTACCAGTGTCCAAGAGCAATTAGCAAAAGCAGACGGCAAGGATATAACAGTCCGAATTCGTTCGTTTGGCGGAGACGTACAAACGGGATTCGATATTTATAACGAGCTTAGACGATATGCAAAGGACAATAATGCAAAAGTACACACGTTAGGCGAAGGCTTCGTGGCATCAATAGCTACGGTTTTTTTCTTAGCGGGAGACAAACGAACGCTTACGGAAAACACAAACCCATTCGTTCACAATGCATGGTGCTATGCCGTTGGAGATTCAAAGGAAATATTAAGAACAGCTGTAGAGTTAGAAGAATGCAACCAAAGAATTGCCGAACACTATGCGCTTCATACGGATTTAACAAAAGATGAGGCATTGGAACTAATGTCAAACGAAACTTCGATAACTCCCGAAGAAGCAAAGAATATGAGATTTGCAACGGACATTGAAGAAGTTTTACGACCAGTAGCACTAAAAAGATTTAACACTAATAATAATCAAAAAATGAACAAAAAAACAGAAACGCTTTTAAACAAAGCAATGAAGTTTCTAAAATCTTTTTCCAATAAAACAGTCTCTACGGGTGACGGTAAGGAATTGGATTTTTATGAGCTTGGAGACGAAGATACTATAAAGGTAGGCGATAAAGCTTACTACGATGGCATGGATGCTGACGGAAGTTTTATTATGCCAAATGGCGAGACTTACGTTTTTGTAGCTGGTGAGCTGCAAGAGATTCAATCAGAAGAAGAAACTGATACGGATGCAGAGGACAAGGACGAAATAATAGCAAGCTTAACCGAGCAATTAGAGGCAATGACAAACAAGGCTATTGGTTTGGACACCCAAAACAAAGCTAAAGATGCTACTATAGCAGGCTTTAAAGCATCGTCTAAGCCAGCACCTGCGGTAGCTAAAACTCCGGCTGCAAAACAAGAAAAACAAGAAGAGGGCGTTGGTAAAACTGCGGTAAATTCCTTTTTGTCAAACATTAAAAAAAAGAAATAAGAAATGGCAATTACAAATAATTTTCAGACGGCTATTTTAGACATCATCGATGATTTGGTGACTGCCGACAAAGCGAACATCGAAAATGTGGTTTATGAATCCGCATTTGAGATATCAAGCGTTACAGATGGACACATAGTGGTAACCGACGTTAGAAACGGGAATATAATTCCTATCCTTTCTAAATCGCCAAAGTATGATTCATTTCCATACAAAGACCCAACAAACTGTACCCTTCCCGCCTGTGATTTAGATTTAGGCTTCGGGGCTAAGCCTTGGACTTTGGGAATGATAGCATGTAAGATTCCAATCTGTATTAATTCTTTTGACGAGAATTTCTTATTGTTCTGGAATCAGCACAAAAGATTGTTCGGAGATGCCGACATCAACGGTGCATTATTGCAATATATCGTTGAGAGATTCCAACAAGCTTTAGAAGCTGCAATGTGGCGTGTTATCTGGTTTGGGGACACAACTACTTTAGTAGGAGATGCAAACTATCCTTTGTTAAGACCTATTGATGGCATCTTTACGCAAGCCGAAGCGATGGACGGTGTTAAAATCGAGGTAGCACAGAATGAGGCGGGAACAGGTTTAACAGGGCCTCAAATGTACGCTTACATTCAAGAGGCTTACGATGCTGCATCTATTGCGCCATGGTTCGACCCATCGACCGCAAAAATAGAAATGACACAGGCAATGGCAGCCGTGTGGGTTGGATGGATGAACAGTTTAGGCGATAGAACGCAGTATAATTGTGAATGCTATTCTCCTGACGGATTAACGGCACAAAGAACGTTTAGTGTTCTTGGAGATTTAAGAATCTTCGGTATTCCAGTTCATGTACACAAAGAGTTTGACGGTGTTATTAACGCCTTGACCTTGGGTAATCCTTACAGAGCGTTGTTGACATCTAACTCTAATATCTTAATCGGTACTAGCGAACTAGACCAAATGCCTGCATTCGATATTTGGTACTCAAAAGACGACGACCATATTTACATAAAGGGAGGTGCTAATCTAGGAGCTGCGCTTGTAACCAATGAGTATGTGTACATTGGTGCGGAAACTGATTCACCAAGTGTTTAACAGTATAAAAATATAGAAACATGGCAGTAACAAGCATATGTGGTACTCTAAAAAACGGGCAAGATGCTTCTTGTGTTTCGCCCGTTAGAAGGTACTACCAACAAGCGGTAGTAATCAATAAAGGTTCAATCGACCCGACGTCTGTAGTGATAACCACCCCGACGGCAGAAGAACCAGATTGCGCCTATAACGTACAGTTTTCTTTGAAGCCAGGGGAAACAGGACATAGGTTTACGGGTTCGGAAAACGGAAGCACCTACAAAGGTTATTTTGACAAAACGCTTTCTGATTTGGGATTTGCGCAATACGTACATAATGCGCAAATACTAGTAGTGGGTGCTGATGAAGCTTCTAAATGTATCCTAGATTCTTTAGGAAAAGGAAACTACGTTGTAGCTTTTCAGTTTTCCGATGGAACAGTTGAAATTTACGGTATGCAAAATGGATTAAGCGCAGGAGACTACACTTATGACGTTCAAGAAGGCGGCGGCGGAACTCCTATTATTCTTTCAAGCAGGGAATTATCGCCAGAGGGGTTAGTGCCTTTGGTCTATAAGTCCGAAACTGTTGGAGGGGAAAATGCGGATTTCGATTCAGCTTTCGCAAATGACATCCCTAGTGCATAACACATGACAGTACAGGAGTTGATATTAATTGATATGCATAAGGTTAGGAGAGATTCTAACCTTATGTCATTATACCTGACTTATTTTAAGGAGACGTTCAAATATACACCATCATGTGCGGGATGTACGTTTTCGGATGATTGGTATAAATTTGTTCGTCGCCATTCCAAAAACAGAAAAGAATCATTAACTTTACTTAAAACAAAAACCATGTCTAAAATAGAAATTAAAAGAGCACAGGTTAAAATATTGTCATATCGAAAAGATGGCAAGACATTCAGGCTGTACGATAATATTTTGACGCAGGAATTCATTAAATAATACCTTACCCATGGAACTAAAGAAGAATTGGCCG